CTCCTGCATCTCCAGAAGTGAACAAATCTCTTAATTCTTTAAGCAAGGCGATATTAGAACCGTCTGTACCTGCTCCAGAAGCTGCACTATCTGTTATATCACCAATATTTGCAATTATTTCATCTAAATTTGCGTCTGTAGCAAAATCTTTACCGTCAAGAGAATTAAGATAAGTCTCTAATTCTTTTATTCTGGCTAAAAGTGTATATTGTGTAGGTGAATCCTGAACTTCACCAATTCTGGTTGCAAGCGACTCAGAACTGCCTAAATTGCCAAACCTTTCATTTATTGCAGTAGCATTAACAGTAACACTGGTTCCAGATCCCCAATTCACTCTGGCCCGGAAATACAATATACCTGTTACTGGTATTAAATATATTCCTGCAGAAGTCGCTTTTATAATATTTTCTCCTGTCTCAGCATTCTGGCCTAACATAGAATTCCAGGAATCATTATCCTGTGATATTTCGAAGTATATATCTGCCGTAAAAGAGCCAGTAATTTCAATAACTACCGTGTTTTTTTCTGAAACATCTAAAGTAGCTCCATCTGCATTAGCAGAGACACCATCTTGTAATGTCTTTAATTTAGCATTCGGTATCATACTTTTCACCTCGTCAAATTAATTAATTACTTATTTATAGATCTTATCAACAACATTTATCTTTGTACCAACAGAAGGGTTATCAACCTTCCACATTAAAAAATCTATTACCTCTTTTTCCTTAGCTTCATAAAAACCTTCGTCAAATTCTATTCTTCCATCATGTAGTGGATGAGGAAGCATTAATTTATTATGACTTGCTTCAAAAACAACTTTTTGTAATTCCTTTTCCTCTTCTTTTTTTTCAGTTTTTACACTTTTAAATTTACCATCTTCGCCACGTTTGATTTTTTTATCTGCCATAATTTTTCATCTCCTTAATAAATTAAAAGGGAAGGGATCACCTTCCCCGTGTTTTTTAATAACCCCAAGCCATAAATGGAACATCGGTTAGAGCGGATAAATCTTCTCCGTTATCAACTTCATATATTTTTGTTCCTTCTGTCCCAGTAAATGTAGGTTGACTTACCGTTCCTGAAGGTACTTCTCCAAATTGTTGATAATTGGGAGATAATTGCACTGTACTATCTGCATCACCAGCAGTTACCGCTAATAATCTTTCAGTAATAGTGGCGTCATCATCAATATATAATTGTGTTCCTACAGTATCTGCTCCAGCATAAGTGCTGGTTTCTGTAAGAGCTGGGTCAGTTGCCCCGGTCAGACTAGAGAAGTCTGCCTGCAATCCACTATCGCCAACTTTATAATTAAATGTGATAGTAAAATCTGAATCGGCTGCCACAGTAACTAATCCTTCTCCAAATATCTTATCGAGGGCAGCTTCAATTGTAGCAGCTGAATCATCATAGTTGAGTGTCTCAGTAGAAGATCCATCTCCTAAATCAAAAGTACCACCTGTAGCTCCACCCAAATAAAGAGTGAAAGTATCGACGGCCGTCATATTATGAGTTAATTTTACCATTCTGTTATCACTTGTTAGCCTTGCGAAAGTATCCACTTCGCTGGGATTAACCCATAATAAACGTTCATTTTCATTAGTGGCATCATCATCAAAATAAATAGGAGCAAGGAAAATACCATCAACAGCATAAACTCCATCTCTATGTCCAATATCGCCATCAGTCATATTGGAATCAGTAGGACTGACAAACAGAAGTCTTTCAGCAGCAGTTGCACCGTTATCATCAAAATAGACTGCCACACCATCTGAGGAAGCGTCTGCATTATGTTTAATTTGTAAATACCTACCGCTTTCACTTCTTATATAAACATCTAATCCTGCAAGTGCTCCAGTTCCTGCATTATTAACCATTAATCTGTTATCCTTATTGCCTAAATCTTCATCTACATAAACTTGTAAGGCTGTAGATAAACCAGCAGGACCGGCAGTAGCTGCATTGTCATTATCAAATACTGGGAAAGTATCGCTTGGATTAGATACATCAAAAGAACTGTCAGCATTGTTAGCATTTACACTTTGTAATACCGCTATAGCTGCTCCCCAGGGAGTACGTTCTCCTGTAAGTACTGCATATAAAGCAGTACCATTACTGGCGGCGGAATCATCATCCATTACTTTATAAGTACTGTTTTCAGTTAATTTGTGAATAACTGGTATTTCAATCGAACCAGAAGCTGTTTCAACCTTAACAGTACCGCCATTTTCCATCTCACTCCATAGCATCGCTTCTTCTGTTTTACCTCTGTCTTGAGCAGCATAAACTTTAGTACCATTAGTAGCCGCACTATCATCATCTTTAACAGTGAAATCTATATCATTGAGTGGATCACCTGTAAAAGTGGGTTGACTAACTGTCCCTGAAGGTGTTCCTTCCCCTTCATAAACTTTAACTTTCTCGTTTTCATCATCATATTCAAAAATATAACCTGAAACTGGAGGAATAAATACACCTAAAGTCCTTCTCATAAAACTACTTAAATCTAAAGGTTCCCCATCAGTTGGATAAGAATCATCAAAAGCTATTGAACCAGTTATAACTTTTTTGGGCCCTATAGCTCTAATTGGACCTGCCATAGCATGATCCTTAGTAAAATTAACAGTAACAGACATGTAATCATCTCCTTTAGTAAAAGGGAAGGGTTATCCCCTTCCCCGCATTCATTTAACTAACATTAAGCACTAACTCCGGTCATTTGAGCATGTGTTTTTTCTAATCTTACTTCTAGACCGCACTGGGTGAAATATTCATCCATCCATCCGTGAGTTTTCTTAGCCTGAATATCTTGTCTCAATTTCAACCAGTTACCGTCATAAGTTTTCATTTTGACATTTTCCAAATCAATTCCAAACCCGATTTTAGCATATTCTCTTTCAAATATTTCAGAATATGCAAGTTTCAAATCTCCAAAACTGGATTGATAAGTTCTTAATCTCAAACCGTAGGTATCTTCACCAGAGGTAGTAACAATTTTTTCCCTGGCAATTCTGTTAATAATACCGTAAATCTTTGGAGAAGTCATAAAGAGTTTATTTTTACTTCCGTAAGTGAATAGCATTTCACAGAAGTCTTCTAACTCATCTTCGGTTAAATATCCACCGTTTTGAGTAGATATATCATAAGAGTTAGTTGAAATAAACTGCATTAATCCACCGTTTAACTTACGATAATTGGTAGTATCTTCATTTCTTTCAGAAAAAAGAATATTACGGGCAATATCTAAACGGTGATCGAATAACCGTTCTTTTCTCTGCCTTTGTCTTTCCGGAGTATTAGTTTTCTTAGCTTCACTATCAGACTCCCAGGAACCTTCAACCGTATCGGAAAAACTTTCGATATAGTTGTAAACCTTGGTAGGTTGTTTTGATTTGGAGTCTGCGGGGTCTCCACCCTCTGGTAAAGCAGTACCAATTCTTAAGAGGTTATCATCATCATTAAGTGCGGCTGCGGCAGTCCCACCTACAGGAGAACCACTTATAACTTCTCGTCCTGCTCCCCTGGAAACATCTATAGAAGTAGAACTATTAACCTCAGTTACAAGCATAACTTCTGAAGTTCTTGGCACTTTAATTAAATCATGTTTTTTGAAAATGTTTGCGTCATCAACGGTCATGGTAGTATCACTGTCAGTATAACCGCCACCATTATTAATCTTAGTCCAATGAGCATTGGCTTCAGTATCATACCAATACCATTCAGTAGATTTTACCGACTCTGTACCTATTTCATTCAAAATATGAAGAAACGGTGTTGCTTCCGGGGTAAGATGTTTAATCGCCGGAGCACAATATACATCCCTACGAGCCGTTTCAACATCATAAGTTCTTACCTGAGAACCATTAGTATCTGATCCTGACCATACATTAGCAGTAGAAGCTGCCATAATATATCACTCCTGTAAATAGTATTTATTTATTCCGTGCAGCTATTGCATATTAATACCTAAAGCATTGCCTAAGGCTGCTGCATTCGGGTCTTGTGGCTGTCCAGGAGTTCTGGCGGTTGAATTTGGCATACCTGCAACCTGTTTCTGCATTTGATTTTGTTGTTGATATTGCTGGTTATTCTGTTGTTGATTATTATAGCCTTCTTGCATGTTTTGGGCCATTCTAATAGCTAATTCCAACCCATCCATCTGTTTTTGACCGGTTTGAGGGTCAATTCCTTCTTTTTGTTGAGCTAATCTTGGATTGGCAGCTATAATTTGTCTGGCAACTCCTCTATATTTTTCGTAAACATCATCCCCAACTTTTTCTTGAACTTTTTGGGCCCTTTGTTGTAAATCCTTTGTAATTTGATTGGCTCTTTGAGCCTGCATTCTTTGTTGTTTCTCGGCCTGTAACCGTTGCTCTACCCTTTGATTAACTGTTTGATCTACTTTCCCAATGGCCTTTTTCATCTGATTCGATAAATATTCTTTCATATATTCTGGATCATCATACATTTTGTTAATATCGTAATCATCAAATTCTACATCGTCCAGAATATCTTCGGCATTAGCAGTTTTTTGTTGGCCTTGTTGTGTCTGCTGTTGATTGGGTTGAGTCTGGTTTTGTGAAACAAACTGTCCTGTTTGTGGGTCTCTCAACGGTTGATTTTGCTGGGGTTGTTGAGGTTGTTGCATATTGTTGGCCTGCATATTTGGTTGCATATTATTTTGATTATAAGGATTGGTTTGTCCCGGATTAGTAAAACCATTTTGCATTTGGTTAATATATCCGGTAAGCATTTGAACTCTATTCTTATAATCTTCTAATTGTTGTTGCACATCGTTTTGTTGGTTTTGAGATTGCTGGGAGCCAGTTGCACCCAGTTCCTGTTCAGCCAGAGCATATTCATTAATTAATTGTTCTTTTGTCATATTTTGAACTTTTTCTGTATCTACATTTTTACCTAATTTTTCTCCGATATTTACTATTCCATTGATAATATTTTCCCTGTCTTCACCGAATTTTTGTTTGATGTTAGAAATTTGTTCTTCGGTAACTTCTGTTTCTGACTGTTCAGGTTGTCCCTGGTTATTATTGGGGGCCTGAGTTTGAGCTTTAGGTTGTCCGGATACATTTTGCTGGCCTTGGGCCCCAAGGGCCTCAGCAGTATTAACAGAAGGTTGTCCTTGTGGAGGGGCCTGCTGTCCTGGCTGCTGAGGTTGTCCCTGAGTTTGGGGTTGCCCTTGTTGCGTCTGTACGCTCGACCGGGCCTGATTATTCTTACTATTGCCTTGATTGTTCAAACCTAATGCGTTACCCAACTCTTGGTCGGACGCATTATTTTGATTTGTATTAGCCATATAAAAACATCACTCCTTAAGATTGTTGTTTTTTCTTTCTTTCAATCCTATTTTCTACATAGTCTAAAGCCACTTTAACACCTTGAATAAATCCTTGAGAACGTGCTATCTTTGTTGGTTCTTCTACCGGATCTGTAGCTTTCAATAATTCACTTTTTGAGTCTATATTATCTTTTAAGAAAGGTTTCATTCTACGGTACCAACCCGGCTTCTCTGATAATAAAAAGACTTCTTCAATCTCTCCTAAGTCTCTATGGTTGTTGCGGGGTATTAGACATCACCCCCTGAGCCGGGATTCTTTGCTGAGGCTGTCCCATTCTTCTTTGGCCTCCAGGACTACCTGGTTGTTGCTGTTGTCCTGCTCCCGGCTGTCCTCCACCTAATTGTGGTAAGATATTTTGCATAGCACCCAATTGTTGCATTAACTCATCTTTTTGGACTAAAAATCTTTGTGGATTACTCATATCAAATGTATCAAGATACTCTCTTATAACTTCCTGGAATTTTACCATTGGTGGCATTCCTAAGGAAGTTGTAAACTGAGTAAACTGTATTAAATTCTGCAAGAGATCACTTAATTGTTCTCTTCTTATTTCTTTATTAGCTCCCGGGTCCGTGGTAGTACCTACAGGCTTGTAATCTCTTTCTCCTATTAAATCCCCAGGAGTAATTTTTCGCCACTGGACAGAACTTTCGGGCCCTAACCTTATTAATCTATCAGAATCTACGAATTGCTGGTTATTCATATCCATTAATCTAAACATTCGTTTTATTTCTTTAGTTTCGTTTACTTTAATCTTCACTTCGAACCGTGTGGAGGCATTGTCGTTTTTTATCATATCGGTGGTGGCCGTATTACTATGACGACCTTCATTACCTCGAACTATTGGTGGAGCTGAAAGTGTGTTTTCTGCTTCCTGCCCGACTAAACTTTCCTGAGCATAAGCACTTTGCGGTAAATCGCTAAAATCTAATGGTTTTAAATCATTGTGAATGTCGGGTACATCTATAACAGTTCGTGGGCCTACAACCAAATCAGAATTGGGAACATCTGCATTTTTGCGACGAATAAAACCTTTGTTAATTATCATAGATACATTATCAATTCTCTGGTTATGCATTGTATTAATTTCGTCCTGCAAGTCCTCAATCAATGAAACGGCTGACTTGCCATATATTTCATTGGCCATTGGTTCATAGGAGCCAAAAACAAACGGTAGTTCCCTGTGTCTCCAATATGGGCTTGGCCCATCATAAACACACTGAGATTTGTTAACTAATATCGCATGTCTATTTTTCTCCCAATAATGTAATAATTGATACTCTGCATTTTTTTGGTCTTCTTTGTTATCAGAATTACCGTATATTTTCCCCTGTTCTGAGGAATAACCTATACTGGATAACCTTTCTCGTCTGCCTTTTTCAAGTGAACCAGCTGCATTTCTTAATTCTTTCCAATCTACCGGGTAAAGAGTTCCTTCTCCTAATTGCCTTAACCATTCTAACCTTTGATACAATTCTTCCTCGGTAACAAACTCTCTATGGAATACTCCCCTGCAATTTTGGAAGTCATTAGCCTTTGGATCGGGCCAAAAATCAAAGTAATCTACTATTTTAATTTCGTTATCGTCCCAGATTGTCTCCTGGCTTTGCTGTACCTGGTGAGTATAATTTCCGGTAAATGAAGGAAAGCCAGTGCGTGGATTCATAACCATTTCTGGTACTGGTACTTTTTTCTTGATAAAATCCTGTTCGTATCTCCAGCCTACACTCATAATAGCGGCAGGAAATACTAATTTTTCAGTAATATAATCATAATATGTAGGTATAATTTCGTTTTTATCTAATTGCATATCAACTAGAGCTGAGGCTATATCGGCCTTTTCTTCTTCAATTTTCATACTCTGAGGATTAGTACTATCCTGTGGTTCCGGTTCAAACTTACCATAAGGTCTAGATTTAAAGAATGTAGTAACATAGCGGGAGCGTAGTGTATCAAGTATCTGATAAGTCCTGGGTATATGTAGGTTTGACCGTTTTCCTTTGAGTGCTTCATCCAGTTCTTCTTTCCAGCCCACGTATAATTTATAATCTCTTATTCCCTCTTCATCGAATTGCTGACGGAATGAATCGAATTTGTTAAATTTAGCTAACAATTCTGCTGTAACATCTTCGCCCATGGTATCTGTATTTTGTTGTCTCTGATTTTGGTTTAGTTGCTGTTGATTATTAAATCCCTGGAAGTACACGAATACCACTCCTTAACATACGAATTGGATTATTTGTATACGAATTCGTTTATTTGTGCACGATTACCAATTCAAAGAGTAGTCTTTAACTTTGCCTACTAGATTTCTGATCTAGCAGGTCCTTACACTCTAAAGACTACTTTTTCAATCGGCAATAAAAAAAGTCCACTACTCAACATTGCTGTTGGTGTGGACTGCGAGAGTCGCTAAGTATATTCGGTTTTAATTATTTGTTATTCCTTTTCCACAAATGAGTAAACTTTCCCTGATAATCGCTTAACATAAACATTCATAGCTTTACACCTTGGACATCTCTCTTTTATTAATCCATTGAAATCTGCTTCTCCTAATACTTTATCGCAATCTTTGCCATTACTACGTTTACCCTGGCATTTAAGTTTATTCATTACATTCATCCTCAAATTTTGTTAATTTATGATCTCTTAATCGCTTCAAAATTTCTTCACGAATATATCTTATATTTCCACTGAAATGAATACCACATTGAGGACATATAATCGTTCTATATTTTTCGCTTTCAATAATATTAAATTCACTACAATGTTCTAAATAATAGCAATTAGGACATTTATATATTTTCACTGGTGCCGGAATACCCTCTTTTGCCATATCATTCCTCCTCATCTTCTTCCTGGTGATATTTTTTCGTTACTCTTTCCGGTTCCTCAAACTGATAAACGTGCATATCTTTTCCTAATGTAACTCGATTCACCGTTCCACAACTGGGACACTTTTTTCTAAATGAAAAGTTATCCTTATCCATTAATGGACGGCCGCATTTGAGACAATCTACTGTTTTCTTTTCTGATTCTTCTATTTGCTGGCCAATGATGCGTACCATTTTCTATCACCTATTCTCCGGAACTACATAATTTGCTTCGATGAATTGCCGTGTAATCATATCCAATTCCAGATTTTTAATAAGTATTTTTGATTCGTCCATGGTTACATTACATTTCCCGGTAAAATGTTCACCATTTTTGAGAGTACCTGAGATTATAAACGATTCGACTTCCTGTTTTTCTGCCATCTCCAGTACTTCTTTTAGCATTTTCTCGGCATCTGATTCGTGGAGTTTGACTACTTCACCCATTCATTTCCTCCTTAATTAATAACCCGTCTTCTCGTTAACCGCTGTCCTTAATTTCCTGTTCCTCTCATCTCTCTCGTATCTTTCCTCCGGAGTTAAACTCTTTGCTGGTGGTCTAGACATTATTCCGTACCTGGCCGATTCAGGAGAGTGTGTAATTTTGTGCGGTTCATCTGCTGCGTCTTCTGGCTCGTTTTCATCATGAAGTAATAATGGAATATCATTAATTAAATGTGTGCAATGGCTAAACACTTGCAATAATGCAGTTTCTTCTCCGTACTCATCTTCATAGGGTTGCATGTATTCTCTCATAGCTCTCCAACCTGGTATTCTTCTGTCATCTGCATTTGTAAGTGCTAAGCTAAAATGTAATTCCTTAGCTTTCTTCGACATTATTTCACGGCCACTCACCCCCCTATCTTGTTGTCTATTCCATAAATCAGGACTTGCAACAGTATAATTATAAGTCCCGTCTCTTTCCAGTGGTGGTTCTGCATTCCTGATAGCTTCAACTGCTTGAGAAAGGTTAAGGTTTGGTTGCCAAATTTCCCTGATAGCATATAACTTACCCTGTTGATCCACTCTCCACCAAATACAAGCAGTACAATCTAATCCATAATCAAGACTCCTAAATCCTTTCCACCACTTAGGGACTTCAAATGGAGACACAATGTGAATATCTCTATTCCACTCAGGAAAGTACTGACCTTCGAAAGCGTCCCAATCACCTTCCAGTAACTGCTTTGAAGTAACTTCTCCCTGAGCTGCTAATCTTTTTCTATAACCTGGGTCTCGTCTCTGCAATATTTTGTTG